GAGAAGCGTAGCTGTTAGTTCAGCATCGCGGATCTAGGTTCTCCTACGGTAATTATTCCGTTTTAAATAACTGGTATGTAATGTCAATGCCCGTTGCGGGCAACATTGGGAAAGGCTCACACCCTAACTCTCGATGGTTGATTTGGACCATACTAAGTGTTTGAACGTGAGGTCTCTCTAATTCCTAAGGAAGTAGAGTAGGATAGGGTCAGTATTCTGATCACGAGATGCCCATACGGCAATACTACGTGCTAGGGTTCACTCTTAAGTGGGTGGGGTCTAGTATTGATAGGTCGCCTAAAGGCGGGGTCCTAGTCAATACCTAACTTGTCCTCACTGGTTACTGTAATAGGTAATTTAGTTGAGGGGTGGCAAGTGTTGACACTTCCGGTGGATAGTTAGTTTGAAGCCTCAGACGAAACATCCGTCTCCTTGAATAAGGTGGCTGCGGCCCTCGCAAGAGGAAACCGAGTCCAATGATGTTAATAATCTCAACGCGTGACAATAAAATTATTTATATGTTCGCAACTTGAAGATATATTAGCAGCTGTTGGTGCCATGATCTTGAGAAATCAAGGTCGGCCTTTCCTTACGTTCCTGATTGCTCAGGTTCGTGGAAGGTTAGGATATATGCGTCTTGGTTTTGTAAAACCAGCTATCCGTTACATGTCTTGGTGCTCATCCCTGGGCCGGTGTCAGGGTCTTAAAGGGTTAGTAATAACTCTGAAAGCTCTGAATACCTCACTGGCTCAATCTATAGCAAGGGATCTTGATTCCTTCCCACGGACTCCAAGAGTCCGGCGGGGGATGTTGGGACTTCCTACTGTAATTCCTGTTCTTCATAGAAGACGGATTGCAGCTGGGGATATCCTTATCATACGATACTGGTTTACTTTGTTCTCTATTTATAGAGTAATAGAGTTTCCAGGAAAGTTATCATTTTCCTCAATAACCGATTCTGGTAAGGAGCTTTCGGGCTTCCTACCTGACTGGTCTAGATTTTCTAGTCAGTTCTGGAGAAAACTTGTTAAGTTACAAGCAGTGGATGAGGATGATTTAAAATCTCCCCTCACTCTTCTATCCAGATTTCGAGTTTCACCTTTTCTTATTCCGCGGTCAACACCAACGAATGATTTATATCTGTCTACGTCACCTTTTGGTATAATTCGTACGGCTATAGCCTGGTCCCGATCAGATCTGTATCCTTTCTTTAAAGATTGGTTGCAGATGACCCGAAATACGAGGTTCCTCAATTGGTTGGAGGAATTTAGTAAAGTAGCGCCTTCGTTATTAACGGAGGAGGCACGTGATGTGCCTACTGATATTGGTAAACTTGGTTTAAAAGATGAACCTGCGGGTAAAATCCGTGTATTTGCTATGGTAGACTGTTTCACGCAATGGGCAATGAAGCCGTTGCATGATTACCTGTTCGAGATCCTGAAGGTAATCCCTCAGGATGGAACATTCGATCAACTTGCTCCTATTAAACTTTTACAGTCTAAAGGACACAGACGCTTTTGGTCATTAGACCTGAGCTCTGCTACGGATCGATTACCGATTCTCATTCAAGGGGCTCTCCTGAGTCGGTTGATAACCGCTCATGGGGCTAACCTATGGATGAGTTTGATGGTAGGACGTAACTATGTATTACCTTCTAGGGCGATTTCGCCTGATTATGAGGGTGATCGATTTATACGTTACGCAGTCGGGCAACCTATGGGTGCTTTAACATCTTGGGCAATGCTTGCGATGACCCATCATGCTATAGTGCAGATGGCAGCAGCTTTGTCTGGACGGGTTTCTGGTGATGATTGGTTCGAGGACTATGCTCTCCTAGGAGATGACATAGTTATAGCTGACCGGCTAGTAGCCGATACCTACCTGAAAATTATGGCTGGTTTAGGAGTTGGAATCCAACTCTCTAAATCCGTTCACGATTCTTCAGGACGAGGGGTCTTAGAGTTTGCTAAGCGGGTATACTACGGAGGTTTCTCTGTAGGTCCCCTTGCATTACTTGAAGTTCTCTCTGCTGCTGGTTCATTGCCAGCGTGGTTGGAATTGGTACGTAAGTATCAACTGTCCTTATCTCAAGGTTTAATTCTCTTGGGATTCGGATACCGATCCGTTTCACGGATTAACCAATCATGGTCAGTGTTGCCTCGTCGCCTTCAGGGATACGTAGTGAGTTACTACGGACCCGGAGGCTCTGGGTTCCAAGGGGACATTCTTAATTGGATGGCCTCTGGCGGCTCAGACTTTAAGTACCCAGATGATATCTGGATTAAAGATCTGGCTGCGTCAATTCGTCAGCGGGTAATTGATTTATTACCTCGCGCGAAAGCCTTAACCAAAATGGTTGAGGTTGATAGAACTAGAGCTCATTATGGAACCTCCAAATATGAACCATGGCAATTGCCTAAGTTCTTATTTGTTGGGGACCCTATGTATTCAGGGTCATTATGGCCTCGGGCGGTACGAGCTAATCCAGATGCAATCTGGTTAGTTCGGGACCCGGGAACCCTTTCACAGGATCAAATTAGATCCTTGATGGGTATGATAGAATTTTGCTATCGAGATTCTTTCTTTGACCTACATAGTGAACTACGAGGACTCGAAACAGACTTGACTTCTTTGATAGAAGCCGATCTTTCGTTAGATCGGTTAGCTGTTTTAGTAACCAGAATTGAAAATCTGGAGAAAGATATAGACGGTTTGGGGTTAGCTCCTGATCTTACTATACGGCGCGAGGCACCTCGTCCTACTGACTTTGTCAGAGGAGGGGAGTGGCTCGGTCGATGGCGTTCTTGGCGGAAAGTTAGAAGAAACCTATCTGGAACCTAAGGCTCCTTAAAGCACTGGCGTACTAGACTCAATCTTTGCCGAGTAACTAGTTGAGGGATTAAAGCCCAACCAG